TTACTTCCCGCTCTTTGCCTTCAAGCGGTCATACTCCTTGTCGGCCGCAATGGCTTCCTTCGTAAAGGAGTTGTTCTTCCACCATGCGACCAGTGCCGCAATGGTCGTGATGCCAGCCGTCACCAGCTGTTCCACAGTGGTGCTCTCGATGGGCAGCGGACTCTTGCCCATGGCGCTCAGCATCTGGTTGGACAGAGCCAGCAGCAGAACGGCAGTACGTGCAATGGTGCCTGCAGTAATGTTGAAATTCATACGTTGCTCCTTTCGTGTTCGTATTCATGTACTTCGATGTCGGACATTCTGTGGTTCAACACCTGAATGTCTCTCTGGATGACCGGGATCTTCTCCGCAAAACCGTTGTGCTTGCGGACTTCCCGGGTCAGCTCCTCAATTTTGTATTCCATCACGGCATTGGAACGCGAGTTTGCGATCAGTACGCCGATTAGGGTCACAACACCGCTGAGGATGGCGGCAATGATGCTTTCCATCGGCGCTCACCCCTTCCAGCGGCTCTTGGCTTTGCGCACGTCCACATGCACCCAGCCGTTGGTGCGTCCCAGACCGGGCGGGTAAATGCCACAGCCACCGGCGTTGCCCAGCAGTTTGTCCGCGTAGGCATACACCTGCTCCACGCTGATGCCCTGCACCTGAATGTCTGCCGCCTTGCCGTACAGATGCTGGCTGAACTTTGCGGCATTCTTCTGCTTTGCGTTCCAGCTTGCCGTGCGGAATCCACTCGTGATTGTCACAGGCTTGCCAAAGTGCGTCCGGATCTTTTCCAGCACCTCCACAAGCGCCGTGTCAATGAACACCGGGTCGCTGCCGTCACGGCAGTAGAACTCGCGCACCTTGAAATGCTCCGAGAGCTTTTCGTTTCCATTTTTCAAAATGGAGTACGCTTCCAAACTCAAATATCATCCTTCCTTTCATCTTCCAAGCCGGAATGCTCCTTCTACCCGTTTCAGCGGCTTTACCTCCACAGGCAGGATATCTGCACACAGCATCGCCGCCACCGGCTTTGCTGCAGCATGCGCTGTGATCTTGATATTTCCCGTCACCGATGCCATTTTGATTTGCGCACTCGCATTGTCCTCTGCCATGGCAACACAACTTCCGGTCACATCCGTGCCGCCCATCTCTACGGTCAGTTCCAGCATTTCCTTCTCGCTGTCGCCTACGTTGAACACATTTTGATAGCTCATGCCGGCAACGATGCTCACCACCGGGTTCGTCTCGCTCACGCCGTCCAGTGCCCGCTCAATGGTAAAGCTCTCGTAAGCGCCTACCGTCACGGTGCACTCGGCTTTCACGCCGCCGCACTCTGCCGTCACCACCGCTGTGCCCTTCCGCAGGGCCAGAATGGTTCCATTTTGAGTAATTTTCACCACGTCCCGCGGTTTCGCGGTCACGTTCATCTTGCGGTAGAACGTATTCGTCGGCCCAACGCCCACCAGCAGCTGGTACTCCATGCCTCTGTTCAGCTTCAGATCGTATACGTTCAGCGCCACGGCTTCCACTTTCAGGGTGTACATGGTCGGGTGCAAGTTGTACTCCAGCGTGATCTTCGAGTGCCCCTTGTCGCTTTTGAGCTGGTTCACCCACAAGAGACCCGAATAATAATGGCTTGGATTGTCCTCCAGCGCAAACCGCACCCGCTGTCCCTTCAAGGTCTCGCAGATGGTCGTGTACGCGGTCTCCCAGTCCCAGCCGGCATAGTCGTTTTCGAGGTAGAACTCAATTTTTCCGGTACGGTCATCATAAGTAGGACGGTTTGCAGGGGTACGGCTGTAGTCCAGTGCGCCGTCTCTGCCGGGCACAGTCACGAACTTTGTCCGCTCAATGGGCGGTGCAATCACCGGCCGCGAGGAAGGGATCAGCTTCCAGTCGTCCCAGGTGTCAATGTAGTTGTCGCCTACATTTATAATAAGAGAATGGTACATTGATCTTCCTCACTTGTTGATGTATCCAATGGTGGACTGGATCGCGTTCCACGCCTTGCCCGCCGTTGCAAAGTTGCCCGCCTGCAAAGACGAGAGCTTTGCCGTGGTCGCACCAAAGGTAAAGTCTTTCTGGTCCAGCTCATGCAGCGGGATCACTTCCTTCGTGCAGGGCAGCCAGTCATCGATACCGTGCGGTTCCAAGAGCACGTACGTCTCCTTCATAAAGTCCAGCCGGTCGGTGTCCACGCCAATATCACACAGGTCTGCAGCGTTGATCTGCACACTTCCGGTGAAACCGCTGTACTTTTTCAGCTCGTCCGTGGCCTTCTTCAAAAGGCTGTCTCCCGTGGAATCGGTTCCTTCCACCACAAGGACGCGCTGGCACAGGCCGTACTTCTTGATGGATTCTCCGTTGTACGCTTCCCGCGAGATGGGGTTCGTGGTCTCCCAGAAGAACCATCCGCTCTTGTACCAACCATATGCCTTCACCGAGTTCACGATGTCGCCGGCCTTGATGTAGTACGAAATGTCCAGCAGGTTCTTTCCAAGCTCGATCACCTGATCGGTCTTGTCGTTCAGTTTTGCCAGATAGTCCAGATATCTTGTGTAAACGCGCACGCCGTCCACCATTTTGATTTCTTTGCGCAGGCGCAGATATCCGCCGTACTTTCCGGTCAGGCTGTTGGTCAGTACGCTCCAGCAGTCGCTGATGGCCTTGGTCTCCTTGTCCGTGTCGCTTTCCGGCTTTTCTACGGTCACGTTTCCGGGCAGGAACACCTTGCCTTCGCCCTTGAAGCCGACGTGTTCTTCCGGGTCATCCTCCACGGTCAGCGCCAGTGCCAGCAGTTCGGACGCCGTGTAGAACTTGTTCTCTACCAGACAGTCTCTGTCCTGCAAGTATCCAAACTCGCTCTCGCAGGTCACTTCCATGTCCAGCTCAAAGTTCTTTTCCATTTCGGTGATATAGCCCATAAAGATCTCGCGGCCGTCCTCTTCTATGCTGACTACCGGCTTTTTCAGCTCCAGCTTGTCGTAGAATGGGTTCGAGACGGGCACAGTAAAGGTAAACGAACTGATCTCGTTGGCTTCCAGTGCCACTTCCGGGTCAAGGATCACCGGCGCATTCTCGTTGAACGGATCGTCCAGAATGTTTCGCTCTGTCCAGTAGTAGCTCTGTCCATCCGCCGTGCCTTTGATCTGCCCGATGTACACCACGTACCCGGATGAACGGATGCGGTTCACTCTGCAGCTTTTCCGGTTAGTGGTCCGGCCGTCGCTGGCTTCTACCGTCAGGATATAGTCGGTGTTCCAGTCAAAGCTTTCCAGCTCTTTCTGTGATATTTCAAACCGGTATACTCCATTTTGAATTGCCGTAAACGTCCTGTGCACTTCGCCGTTCAGCTTTTCGGTCACGGTAATGGTGTTACCATCTGCATCATAAACGCGGTACGGCAGCCCGAACTTTCCCCACCGCCCAAATACGCCGTTCATGCCAAAGTAGTTGCTCTGGATCTCCGGTCCGCTGTTGGCTGTCAGACATCCATTGTCGTCCACCGTGGCGTTCTCGTCCACGCAGAAACATACGAGAATATTCGGGCTGGAAACTCCCCACTGTCCCGTTGTCGTATCCCAGTAGGTGTTAATGTACCCCGGCGACCCGGGGTCGGCACCTCTGCCGTGCTTCACGTAAAGGCTCAGCGCCTCTCCGCGGGTGTTATCGCCATCTTCGTAGTTTTTGGTGCTTCGCGTGCTGAACACATACGTCCACAGGTCGTAGATGTTGCTTCCTTCGGTAATATCCGCCCTGCCGCCGCTCAGACTATCCTCAAAAAATCTTCGGATTCCCGTAAACAGCGCCGTATCTCCGCTGAAGTCTACTACCCTTGGCACAAAGAACCGCTGTTCTTCCAGCGTACCGCTCTCACTTGAACCATAATCATACCGGATCGTCACCGGCACGATGGTCTTCAGCGTGTCCTCACTCAGCCGTGCTGCGTAGGTGTTTTCCAGCCAGTTGCGCAGGGTCGGCTCGTTCTTCCACGAAACATCTTTCTTGTTGTTGCCCCACTTCACTGCGTCTTTCAGCAGGGTGGTGCGCATCAGCATGGTCTTGCCCTTGCCGTTCAGGTCTTTTTCGTAGTTGTGCTGGGCCACCACAAACTCTGCTGCAACGCCGTCCTCGTACACTTTCAGGGTATCACCGGGGTTCAGTTCTTTGATGATCGCCATTTTCTCACTTCACTTTCGCTGCAGTCAGCCGTCCCATCCGGTCATCAATGTAGCCAATGGCCTTTCTGCCGTTGATGGTCACGCTCATGCCCTTGATGCTCTCGGCCACGCCGTCCATGTGCCCGGCCAGTGCATTGATGGCACGCAGCGTGTCCTCATTTCCGGCGCTCTTCAGTCCATTTTGAAGCTGCACTTCGGCATCGATCTTGTTTGCAAGGTTCCGGCTCACATCTCCGTCAAGGCTCAGTGATCTTGTCGCCGCAAAGGCATTGTCGATCTCGTCCGCACCTTCCAGCACGTTGGTCAGGTCCACCACGGGCACGATCTGGGGCGTGTACTCGTAGTCGTCGCCCATCACCTTGCTGATGGTCCCAAGCGCACCCTTTGCAATGTCCATGGCATTCTCGGTCATGTCGCTCACGGCATCGTCCACAATGGGCGCATCTTCCTTCACGCCATCGCTGATACCCTTGTCGATCTCCGAGCCAACGTCCTTTGCGCCGGTGGCCTTTTCCTTCTTCCGGCTGCTGATAAACCACGCAATACCGCCGATCAGTGCCGCGATGGCTGCAATAATGCCCACCACAATCAGCAGTTCCGGCAGCACCGCCAGTATGGAAGAGCCCAGCCCGCCCAGTGCTTCGCCAATGCCGCCAATGGTAATGGCCGCACCGCCGCCTGCCGTGCCCAGCTGGCTCAGCATGGTCAACAGGCCTCCGCTTCCGGTCAGAGCGTTTTGCACCTGTCCCGCTCCATTTTGAAGTTTGCTCACAAACCCCATCATCAGCGTTCCAGTCTCCTGCAAAAGCTGCTGGCCCATCTCGGTGCTCATCAGGTCGATGATGGCGGTCGCAGCGGATACCAGCGCACCGGCATAGTCACCCTGCATTGCGGATGTAATGGCCGAAAGAAACTCCGTCCCGATTTCAATGCCTTCCTCGCTGAACGCCGCACCGAACACCCGTTCCAGCGTCCCGCTCATCTCTTCGCCCATGGCTTCGGAAGCTTTCTTCCATACCTCGGTAAAGGCGTTGCTGATGGGCACCCAGTTCTTCTGGATGGCATTGGCAAGCTTTACCACCAGCTTCTTGCCGCTGTCGTCCAGATTCATGGCATCTGCCAGTGCCCCTGCAAAGCTCACCATAGAGCTGCGGGCAGAAAGCAGCTGGTCTTCGTAGCCCTTGCGCTCGTCATCGCTCAGATCGACCCGGTTACCGTCCGCGTCCAGCGTATAGCCTTTCTTCAGGATATCCTGCAGTTCGGCAGTTTTCTGCAGCTCTGCATTCATGTTCTGCAAAGCGCTCACCGTGCCCAGAATGCTGGTCGTGATGCCCTGATACTTCGCTTTTCTTGCCTCAGCGCTGTTCTCTCCGTATTCTTCCACAGCCTGCTTGTAGGCCTCTGCACGGTCTGCAATACTGCCGTCGTCGTAGACGCTCGTCAGCAGGTCCATGCGGCTCTGCATCCGGCTTTGTTCATCCTTGATGATAGAAAGCTGCGCATCCAGCTTGTTCAGAGACTGCTTTGCAATGTTATTTTGAAGCTGCAGGCTCTCGGTCTGCGCATCCAGATAGTCGTTCCAGGCTTCCTTTGTGCGCAGGTCGCTTTCGCCGTATTCCTTCCGCAGGGTCTCCCACTGCTCTTTCGCCTTGGCTTCTTTTTTCTGCTTCAGCTCCAGTTCGTCCTTCTGGTACTCAGTCTCCCGATCGATCTTGTCCAGCTTTGAGGCAGTGTTGCTGTTCTGGGCAGTCCAGAGGTTGTACTCTTTTTCCAGTGTGTCAAGGTCGGTGTCATACCGCTTCGTAATGTCTTCAAACAGGCCGGTGTACTGGTCTGCCTGCAATTTCGCAAGGCTGGTCTTTTCGCTCAGCAGGCTGGCGTAGGCTTCCTTGGTCTCGGTCTTGTCCGCGCCCCAGCGCTTCAGCATTTCGTCGTACTTTGCCTGTGCAATGGCCACCCGCTCGGTCTGGTTCGCAATTTCTGCCGCCGCGTTCTCCATCTTCTTCGCCAGCAGCGTGTCCTCGTCCGCACTATATTGGTTCTCGGTCTGCCACAGCTCGTACTCGCTGTCCAGTGCTTCCCGTGCCGCCTTGTTTGCTTCCAGCTTCGGCTTGTACTTTTCCTCGATCTGCTGGGCCACGGTCTTCTTCGTGCCGGAGGAGCCTTTTTTCTTGCCGGTGGTTGTACCGCCAGAACCGGCAGGGCTCGTATCTCCGGAGCCAAAAAGTGTTCCAAGAATATCTTCCGCAGCATCATCTGCCACAGTATTTGGAGTCACATTCCGGTACTTGCTGATCTCTTTTTCGTACCACTCGTCAAACCAGTCGTCTTTGGAACCAGTTTGAACATTCTTCGCCGCGCCCAGTCCGTTATAGAAACTACTGGCCGCATCACTGCCTTTGCTGAACATCCAACGGTTCAAACCATCAAACGTACCGGAAAGTCCAGATTTTACATTTTCACCAAATACCTTGGTTCCAGCATTCAGCTTCGTAATAGATGCTGTTCCATTCAGTCCGTTTATAAGACCCGGTGCAAACCACTGGCCGAGCTCCCTCATCCAGGTCGAAGGCGAATTGATTCCAAACGCGTTCCGAAAGAAATCCTTCACCTTATTGCACAGAGTCTGAACACCGTTGTTTGCAGTCTGCACGGAAGCTCCAGTATTCAGGCCATTGGCAAGTCCCTGAGACATGTATTCTCCGATTTTGCCAAAGAAACCCGAAATCGTGCCCAGCAAGCCACCAAACAGGTTTATCGGATTAAGATGTTCAGAAAGCCATGCAACAATATTTCCCAGCAGTTCACTCAGTGCACCTTTGATGCCGCCTCCCTCACCGCCACCATCCCATGCCCATGCGATCAGATCGATAATGGTCTGGATCACTATAGTGCCCAGCGTAAACAAAGCCTGTCCAATAGGCTCACTGCACTGTACGATAACATTGCAAATGGCTACGATGAGCTGAGCAAGTGCATTGCCGATTGCAGGAACGGCCTGCGCAATTGCGTTGCATACCGCTACAATAATTTCAGCGATTGCAATAGCAATACTTCCAGCTGCTGTTCCAAGCCCTGCGATTACTCCAGCGATAAAAACGCCAATTGCAGAGCCAAGCGTTCCAAGTGCCACGACAAGTGCTTCCATCTGAAGAGGCATTAGACTTACTGCTGCCATCGTTCCAAGCAGCAATGCAAAGCTTCCTGCCAGCAAACTCAGAGCTGCAGAAACAGCAATGACAATTGGACCTGCAAACGACATTGTTCCAACAGCAATCGCAAAAATGCCAAGTGCCCCACCAACTGCGAGTAATCCATGCCCGATCTCTTCAAGTGACATTTCGCCAAGAGATTTCAGCGGAGAAACGAGAGCATTCAACACAACCGACATGATAAGGAACGAAGTTGCACTGCCAAGAGAGCCTTTTACAAGAGTCAGTGCGACGCCCATTTCAATCAGTCCGCCTGCCATTGCTGCCAGTGCCACGCCGATCCGACCGAGCGTCATGCCACCGAGGTTTGCCAGAGCATTGGATAGAATCAGCAGCCCTCCGGACAAAATAGTTAAGGCAGTTGCTGTAGAAATCACATGTTCTGCCAAGTTGGACAACATGTTGAAAACCGCAATTTCGCCAAGAATCGCACCCAGTGCACCAAGTCCATTCTGGAGTTCATCTGCCGACATCTTGCTGAATGCCGACACTGATTTTTCCAACACACTCAGTGCTGCTGCCAAGACCAAAATTCCCACTGCTTTTCCTGCCGTCAGTCCGCCAAAATTACTCAGCCCCGAAAACGCAGCAACTTCCGCCAGCAGTCCTGCTACGGCAATAAGACCCTTCTCAATTCCATCCCAGCCAAGGTCAGCCAACTGTTCTACTGCTTCTGCAAGGACACGAACTGCCGCAGCCATTGCAAGCATACCCATGGCATGCTTAGCACCATCTTTTGCCCATTTTGAAATTGCAACTTGTGCGGCAACCAATTCTGCCATCACCGTGCCCAATGTGATAACTGAAGTCAGAAGCTTTCCGGTTTCAATTTCAGAAATCTTCTTCAGCGCAGACGTAAGGATTAGAACACCTGCTGCCATAACGACCATTGAACTGGTGCCTTTGCCAACTTTTTTGGCTTTTTTCGCAATTTCGTCATAAATTGCAAGCGCCACAAGCAGTTCAGCGAACAGCGCAATCATAGCTCCCGTAGATGCAGCCAACCGTTCTGGCTTCACCAGCGAAAGCACAACAAGTGACCCCGCAAGAATTGCCACAGCGGTCGAAATCGTCTTGAGCGTTTCTGTGTTCTTGTTGTTTTTCCATGCAGTGACAGCTTCTCCTAACTTGTTAAGAAGTTCTGCCACACCCCCGATTGTGTCTTTAACCGTAGAGCCGATATCTTTAAAGGCTTCCAGAAAGCCCTTAATGCCTGCAATGAGCCCGGCAATCATTCCAGCATTCGCAAAGCCCCAAAGTGCGTTGCCATTCAGATTACCAAAAGCACCGGATGCACCGCTGCCCAGTTCTTCAAAAATCTCCCCGATTTTATCAGCAAGCCATTTCAGCTTTGGTGTAATGAAAGAAATAAAATTTTCAAACCACTCACCAAGGGTCTTTAACGGGTCGAACACGACAGAGACGTTATTCGATACATCAGTCAGTACCCCTGCAAAGGTCTGCATCCCTTCAGACACCTTTCCGATAATCCAGTGAATACCATCCAGTGTCGTCTTAAACGCCTTAGAGTTATGGTCTTCGCATCCAGCTTTTCGACACCGAGTTCTGCCTTCTTTTCCTCCAGCAGGATCATCGCCTTCGGAGTTGCCTCGATGGCGAAACCTACAGCCATGACGCCTGCGCCGATAGCAAAACCGGCCAGGATCTTGGATGCATTGCGATTCAGCATCTGCCGACTCGCTTTTGCAAATGATTTCAGGTTCATTTTTCATACCTCCGTAAAATATAAAAAAGAAAGAGCCTACGATTTCTCGTAAGCCCTCGCTTTCGTCAGATGTGTCCAGTTCGTTTCCAATTCTCGAAGCGAATCGTTTCCTCACGGTCACATTCACGCTCGATCTGGATACAGTACCAGATGTATTCCACCAGTCTGATCGGCTGCATCAACACGTATCGTACTGTAGCATACAGCACACGTACCATGTTGATGGCCAGATCTGCCAGCAGATTTACCATCAGGCTGTCCATTTGTTCGTAAAAATTGTAATCGTACATAAATATCATTCTCCTTTACTTTGTTCAAATTGGATTTCTCTTCCATAAAGGAGCCTGTATTTTTCGCGTTTACTGGTTCTTTTCCGCCAGCTGCCGCCGTACTTCTTCCTGCACCATATCCTGCAGGTCTTCCTCGGTCTTTTTATCCTCGATCAGGTCATGTCCAAAGCTCAGCACTGCGCTTGCAGCCATCAGCGCCACAGATGCAACTTTCCACCAGTCGATCTTATGCATGATAAGTGTCCTCCTCATAATTCAGGTAATTTTTAACCGGATCAAGTGCAGGTGCCAGGTAATAGCACTCCAGTCCATCATCCGTGATTTGTTTATCGTATTCAAAGTCCATCCAGTAGGCATCACAGTCATATATGAGTTGGTCCAGACACCATCCCATTTCGTCGCCTTCTGGTGTAACGGTAAGTTCATCAGCGCAGAGATAGTTGCACCATTCGTTCACAGAAATACAACCGTTCGTGGCCAGTTCCCGGTTGAAATAGTACGATGCCTCAATGACACGGGACATGGTGGCATGAAAATATCTTTTCGACGCAGGCTCGTAGAACAGCCGGATGACATCACCATCTTTATCCCGCTGAACATCCTCACCTTTTGTCTTTTCAGCAACTTCCATGCGAAGCTTTTTTTCCTCTTCAGCACCGATGCGCTCCGCCACCTCCCTGCGGTACTCCTGATAGGTTTTTCCCAGTGCCATGTAGGCAGCGGTCATACTGGCCAGCTGTTTCTTGTTCAGCGCATTGGACCCCAGAATGCACGCCACAGTTCCAGCGCCAACCACAGCCGCTGGAATATAAAACTTCCAGCAGTCCTTGACGATTTCTTTTTTCGCCATAGGTTCGTCCTTGTTCATGGTAACGAACGTGGTAGCCTTCACAGTCGCCTTCCCCGTCTCCCACATGGTCAGACCGACACCAATTGAGGCTCCGATGGCAAGGATCGTCCCGCCATGTTTGCGCAGAAACTTTGCGCATGTTTTCGTCAGTTTCATTGCTAAACCTCCATTTTGAAAAATAAAAGAGCCTACGATTTCTCGTAAGCCCTCGCTTTCGATTAGCGCTTCAGATGCCTTTCGGCCTGATCTGTTTTCAGGAATTCATACAGCTTCAGCTCCCAGTTTGCTCGGCCTGCTTTCATCGCATTGTCGAGTGCATCTGCCGCTGAATCATCATTGCGCATCATAAGCTTTCTCCACATGATTGCAACGGTTTCAACGCAGAACAACTCGGTAATGCCAAGAAACGCCACTGCGCCCAAAGCAACCTTCACCAGTTTCTTCATAGTTCATACCTCCAAAATATAAATCTGAGACTAATCATCTCATAAAGCACACTGAAAATTTCGCGTCACAGCACTCCAGCTTTTTTCAGAATATCATTCAGCTGAGCCTTCGTTACCTCCGCATCCAGCTCCAGATGTACCCGCAGCTTCTGCTCCTTGTCCACCCAGTTCACCTGAGCTTCTTTCAGCTCCACTTCTACACCGGGTGCCTGCTTCTTCAAAGCCTTGTTGATGATCTGTGAAATGATACGGCGCATAAAACTTGACCGGATCAGCATAATGTCCTCCATAGCGTTCGACCTCCGAAATATCATTTTCAAAAAAGATAAGAGGGCGTGATCTTTCAGATTTGATTATCCATATCTCTGAATGAATTGTATTTATCAAGCCTCTCTGCCTTGTCCTTATAAGCGATCCACTTCTCGTAAGCAGCGATTGCCCCGATGACTGCTGCATACAGTCCCAGAACAATACCGCTCCACTTAAAGCTGTCGCCCCAAGTAATAGTTTTCATCATAGTAATTTCTCCTTTCGATAAAGCCCTCTTACCTCCATAAAGCAAGCTGATTTTTTCGCGCCATGCCAAAAAGAAAGAGCCGCAGATCTCTCCACGGCTCAATTCCGGAACAAAGACAAGTTCAGTTCGTACCTTGTTTTGTCATTTCTTGCTAAGAATCGATCGCACAATCAATGCAAACAACAGCACTGCAAGACCCACTCCAAGTCCGAATGCCATTGTCACAATCATGTTGCCAATCGTAATCGAATAGTTCCAAAATTTGTTTTCTCGCATAGTATTCTCCTTTGTTCATGGTCTTTGCTCCATAAAGCAAGGAGATTTTTTCGCGTTTGGACAAAATAAAAAGAGCCTACGATTTCTCGTAAGCTCCCCCATTCACATATCAAGCTGTTTTCTTCACAGAAACGCTGTTCTCATACAGTTCATGCGGCGCAATGTCTTGTCCTTCCGGCCATTCAATCCCAATTCCATCGGGTAAAAGCCGAACGGAATTAAAATATTTCTCATCCTTCAGCTGCCCATACCACGAACCGTTTGCATATGGCACGACATCGAACACTTTTACCTCATGGGTTTCATAGTACAAGCGGAGTTTCAAATCCGGCATCGGTTCAACTTTAACTAGTCTCGGCTGCAGCATCAAATATCACTCCTTACTTCAGCGGGTCAATACGGAAAAACTGTTCACCGTTGCTCAACAGCTTCCAGTTTGCTTCCAGATCATCATGATGAATAACGACCCACGCTTCCAGAAGCTTCAATTTATTTTTCGGGAAGCTTCCTTCCAGAATCGTTCCATCCAAGGCCATCACGATTTCTTCTCCAGAATACTCAGCGTGAATGTGCGGCATATTATGCTTGCCACCCTGCTCACGGTACATTCTGACGATAATACCATAGAAAATGCTCAATACCGGCATTTTTGTCACCTCTGTCATCAATTTGATTTTATCATATGTAAGTTATTTTTTCAAGCTTTCATGCTCTTCATTGCCGCTTCAAATTCTTCCACGCTCATGTCAACGCGCGGCGCAGCATCCTCTACCTTCAGGAGTCCATCGCGGACAAGCCCAGCCAGAATATCAATCTCGACTTTGTGCTTGGCGACTTTCTCCTGCGCTTTCTTTTGTTCACGCTCGACACGATCACGCTCCACCGGGCATTTTTTCATGCATTCGGGATAGCTCGGTTCGCCGCAGGAATTGCACATCATGCAGTGCCGTCCCAAATCCGGAATATCTTCTTCAAACTCTTTGATATAGGTCGTCCACTTGCCGTTTTTCTTCACGGGAACAATCATGTGCGATGTCACTCTCACGCTCTTCGCCTCCCTTTGTTTCATTATAGCATGGCCCGGACAAAAGCAAAAGACCATGTTTCAGATCTTTTGCCCTCCAGAGTAAGATTTAGGAAATCAACGTCTGGTAGCGGTCATTCAACTTCGCCATCTTGTCTTCGTCAGCCATAACCTTGACGTGGAACTCCATTCGGTTCTTAGCGTTTATCACACTTTCAACAACCAAACCTTTGTATCCTTCGTCGTACAGCATTCTCAGGCAAATACCGAGCTGTCTGTCGCTCTTTGCCAGAAGGTATTCCATAACTCTCACCTCCTTCATAATAGAGCAAGTTTTTCTCGCGTCTACGAAAAACAAGAGCCGCAGATTTCTCCACGGCTCCTGCCTGTGAGTTACTCTTTAAGCAATTTGTCTTCGGTTTCCGTATAAGCTTTGCATATCGTACTACGTCCCTCCGTATCATTATCGCGCACCGAAATCCACATAGTTCCGTGCATGTAGGTAGCATAACTTATCGCAGTAAGCACCAAACCCACTGCAGTAAAAATCACGCCAGCCGCACCCGCACAATCCATGCGATCAATTTTCGCTTTGTCTGACATTCCAAGTGACGTACCATTAGCATTAGCTTTGATTTTCATAGTTCATACCTCCAAAATATAAATGTTAAGACGTAACTCGTCTCATAAAGCACCCTGTAAAATTCGCGTCCTAAATCGTGCTTCTGTCAAACACGGTCTCCCAGCGCTCTTTTTTCAGGGGCTTCATCCGCAGCGCCCACATGATCTGCCGCACGGTCACGGTAGGATATTCTCCGTTTTGATTTTTTCGTTTGGCATGGCTGTCAAAATATTCCTTGAACCCGTCATGCAGGTAAATTTTATCGGTCAGCCATGGGTCTATGGCGCTCCAGTAGGTCGCTTTGCTTTTCTCGTTGTAGCGCTGCTGGATCACGCACAGGCCCTTGCTGCGCTCTTTATACAAGGTGCATACCCGGTACACAGGATGGTTGCAGCGGTAGACGCTTCCGTAGTAGTTCGTCCACTCCTGCGGCTGAGCGTTATCATGATATCGCATAAAAAATAAAGAGAGTCCGCAGCTTTCGCCACAAACCCTCCTCGGTTCCTCCTTTTAATCTTTTTCCGTAAAGCCTCTCTTCAGCTCATGTACTCCCTCGCTGATTGCTCTCGACAGCTGGGTTACACCGCCTGCCTCGCAGATCGACCAGTACACAGTCATGCCAATCGTGCCTGCAAACGTCAGCGCCTTCATGCCGATTTTTGCCCAGTCAAGTTTGCGCGCCTTCTCCGCTTTCTCCTGATCGAGTTCCAGTTCGTGCACTTTCCGCACGGCCTCGTCCTCTTTCAGCTGTTTTTCGTTTTCCTGCGCTTCATCCTTGAGCTGCATATCGTACAGCTTCAATGCCATGTTTGCAGCCGTATTGTACTCTTCCGTACCCGGCTTCAGATCCTTAAGACTTTCCAGCGATTTCTTCGCCGCGTCTTTCAGCAATTCTTTGTTTTCGTAGTTTTCCATTTTGAAATATCTCCTTTACAAAATATCATTCTGGAGTCTCCTCCATAGAACACCACGTTATTTTCGCGTCCGGATCATTTTGATGTTCAGCATCACCCGCTCTTTCCCTGCCAGAGTTTCCGGACTTTTCGCAAGGTCCAGGAACATGCAATGGTCTGCATCCTCGTCACCGGGTGCGATCACAAGATCACCGACACACCTCTGGCCTTCGCTCAGGTTGAAACCGATGGCAATACCCAGCACCAACCCCAGTGCAGCAATGCAGATGAAAACGATCAGAAACAGTTTTGCGTCCATTTTGAAATTCTCCTTTTTAATAATATAGTAGAGGAACCTGTCCCCTGCGTGCGGAAAAAAGAAAAAGAGCCTACGATTTCTCGTAAGCTCCATTTCGCCTCAGATGTCATTGCGAATCAGGAAAAGCTCATTGCGGTTGCAAGTAACACGCACGATTCCTCCCGCCCGCACCAGCGCGATCGCGTTCCGGTAAGCACAGCGTGCCGTCTCAGCATTCTTATACTCGCGTGTATCGACATACATCACTTTCGAGCTGCTTTCGATGAACACGCGGATCTTATCCATAGCGTTCACGTACCCGCGGTCATAATTCGTCTTTACTCGTTTTGCCATAATAGCATTTCTCCTTTCGTTCTTCGGAAGACATCCTTCCATAAAGGGCAATGCGTTTTTCGCGCCAACATTCTATTCTAGAATAGAAAAAAGAAAGAGAATGGGATTCGGACCCACGACCTCTGCAATCAAGCAGCGCTCTGCCAACTGAGCTATCTCCTTCCATAAGGGAGGCTGTATTTTTCGCGCCTACACCGAAACGTCAAAGAAAAGAGCGCATGTTTCCATACGCCCGTTTTCCGGTCAGAATATCCATTAGCGGATACCACACCGAACCTCGTTCAGCATGAGGAGTTCTTCCCCTTCATTCCAGCCCGCATACGGATCGCTCAGCGACTCGTTCATAGCGGTCAGAACACAGTTCATCATTTCCTCAAAACCTTTAATAACATTCTTCAGCATAGTAAAATACCTCCTAAAATTGTTCATTTCTTTCCATAAAGGAGGGTGAATTTTTCGCGTCTGCGAAAAAAAAAGAGCCTATGGCTTCCCATAAGCTCCATTTTGATTTTCAGTGTTTCTTCTTTGTTCTCTGTTTCACCTCTTCCGTCTTAGCGCCAACAAGGCCAATGCACTTGACCAGCAGCACAACGATCAAAATTGCAACGATCAGACTAAACATTGTTCATACCACCTTTCTCATAAAGGCGGCTGATTTTTTCGCGTCTCACTGCCGTTCCTTGCTCAGGAGCCAGAAGAAGTACCGGTAATGCTCGTAGTAGGTCTCGCGGCAGCAGGGGCAGCCATTTGCTTGAAGCTTGTTGTAGCCGTCTCCCTCTGTCACTCCCTTTTTTATGTACGGTGCCAATGCCGTATCAAGTTCCGCAATACACCTGTCCACGATATCGATGCAGCTAGAGTAGAACACTCTGGACAGTGCGATCCTCTCGGTCTGGCTTACAGGTGGGCAGCCCTTGATGATGCCGGAAATATCATTGGGTGATATCTGCCAGCCGTCGATCAGAGTCAGGGCCTTCTTCCAGTCATCGTACTGCCTGCAAAAATACTTCAGCTCGTAGTAGCGGTATCTCGGAATGTGGTATGGGTTCTTTTTTGACAGCTCCGCACGTTCTCTGCTCATTTTTCGCCCCTCCATTCATAGCCGGTCTGCTCATAGAGGAGCTTGGGTGAGATGTAATAGCTGATCCTGCCCAGCTTTGAGTTCATCTGCTGAATATCTGTAACGCGCTTTCCGTTCCTAGTCGCTTCTCCAATCGGTAACCACCCAGCGATGATTCCAGCTCTCACCCAAGCAGGATCTCTGCCGTATACTCGTGCTGCGATCCGTACAGGAACCGAACCCATTTCTAATCTAGCTTTATCCATTCTATCGTACTCCTTTTGTGTTACTCTAGGAGCGTCTAAATACGTTCCCAGGCTCAAAAGGATGATACTTGTAAAAATGGTCCCCCGCGTGCTGTTTTTTATCTTTTTCGCCCTGAAGGATTGACAAGCAAAAATCTATCGTTTAACCTAGAATAGCTTTTTCAAACAGAAAAAGCCCGGTTTGACCGAGCTTTTGAGTAAAAATGGCAAATTTATACAATGATTGAAGGAGGTTTCTATGTTAAAACTCTGTCCAGAGTGTTGTCTACAAGTGAGCGATAAGGCAGCAGCTTGTCCTCATTGCGGTTACCCGCTCAAATCCAAGTCATCGCTGCCACCAAAAAAGAAAAAACATATGCGTCTTCCCAATGGATTCGGCCAGATTTCCGAAGTCCGAGGGCGTAATCTTCGCAAGCCCTTTCGGGCAATGGTCACAGCCGGAAGAACTGATGAAGGCAAACCGATCGTATGCCCGCTCCGTCCGGTCGCTTATTTTGAAACGTATAATGAAGCATATGAAGCGCTTATGAAATACAACGCGCATCCATTTGACCTTAGCAATAAAACAACCATGCAGGACCTTTTTGATATGTGGCTGACCACGAAAGAGAAAAAAGTGGATTCTTCTACGATTTCCCGTTATAAAAGAGCATGGGCCTACTCCTCCTCGATTCATAACATGCTTGTCCGCGACGTTCATATCTCGCACCTGCAGAATTGTATTGAAAACGGAACCATCGTTTACGCCGGAGAAACTCGCCATGCACAAAACAATAATAAAGACTCAATGAAAAATCTTTATAATCTGCTCTTTGATTATGCAGTCTCCCGCGAACTCGTCGATAAAAATTATGCTCGTATGTTCACGATCGATTCGGGGTATGTCCGCAAACCGAATAGTCATATTCCCTATACCGAAGCAGAACTCGATCTTCTATGGGCAAATATAGACAAGCATCCTATCATTGACATGATTCTAATTCAGTGCTACTCTGGCTGGCGTCCCGGAGAACTATGCGACCTGAAAATGAAGGATGTTGATATGGATGTGGGCACATTTACAGGCGGCTTAAAAACAAAAGCGGGGATAAACCGAACAGTGCCGATTCATCCCCGAATTTACAACCTGGTAAAAGCCCGCTACGAAAAAGCGCTCGAAGCAGGTTCGCCTTATTTATTTTTCACGATCCGCCAGCGTGGTTTCCATCATCAGAACACCGTAAAAGGCGAAGTCACGCAAATGCGCTATGCCTCTTTTTCCGTGCAGCTTGTCAACGAAGTCGTTCCTCTGCTGTCACTGAACCCTGAACATAAAGGCCATGATGGACGTATTACTTTTGTTACAATGGCCAAAAAGTATAACATGGACGAATATGCCATCAAACGACTTGTTGGGCACCATATTAAAGACCTTACTGAACGTGTTTATACCCAAAGAAGCATCGACTGGCTTAAAAATGAGATTGAAAAGATCCCATAA